GTTAGTAACACCGCTAATAGTTATGGTTTAAATATAGGTGTAAACAACGTGGGTGCTTCTTGGTTGCAGTCTCAAAGTAATACTTCCGCAATAGCTTATGAAATGTCATTAAATCCACTTGGTGGAAACGTGGGAGTTGGCCAAATAAACCCTAGTGAAAAGCTAGAAGTTAGTGGGAATGTAAAAGCTAATAATTATATAAACCAAAGAGTAGCTTGGAATTCAGGTTTCAACCACGGAAGCAACAATGCAGCATCGTATTATTTTATACCTGTCGGTTATATAGCAGAATCTACAGCAGACACTTATTATAATAATTGGATTGCTCCATACGCAGGTAGGGTTAGAAAAATTGTTATGAGAAATACCGGGACAAGCACTGTACCAACCGCTACCACTGTTAATTTTAGAGTTTCGGTTAATGGAACTGTTGTTCACACTGGATCTACTATAACCGTAACAGGAAGTGGATTAAACATACTTGCCTCAGAAACCTTATCAGATTCAACTGCTGTTTTTAGCGCTACAGATAGAGTTCAGGTTGCTTACAGAACTAATGGACTTTGGCGAAACGCAGCAGCTGGAATAAGTTTAGAATATACAGAATAAAGATATGGGAAATATAAACGATAATATTAGAAGTAAAAAACTATATAAAAGCGGAGAAGTAGACGAAGCTTACAAAGATTCAAATGGAGATATCGTGGTGCCTACTAAGGTAGCTGCGGAGCTTGACGCTATAGACGGTATAACTGAAATCATAAATGACTCCGGGGTATTTCATGTTAACAAGCATCTCGTAAAAGAGATAGAGAACATGCGTTTAGATATAGAAGAGTTACATGGGTTTATTAAAACCGCTTTTGGTAAAGACTCATCTCAAGCAGCGTCTAAAGGAGACAAAGGAGATTCTGGTAGTACAGGACCTCAAGGTGCGCAAGGGCCAAAAGGAGATACAGGAGCAGCTGGCGCAGCTGGAACTAATGGGACTAATGGAAAAAACGGAGCTGATGGCAATAGCCATTTAAGTAATGTAACTAGCATAGCGTTTAACCCTAAAGCTAATAGATTAGAAGTAAATATAGGTGGAACGGTGTATAATTTTGCACCATCAAAATAAAAATAAATGATAACATACGATTGGAATTGTAAAACAGTAGATGTACACCCTCAAGAAAAAGAGCAAACAGATGTAGTGTATAACGTACACTGGATAGTGACAGGAGTTGATGGAGATTATTTAGCTACTAATATAGGTACTCAAATAGTATCTTTAAGCGAAGGCGGCGCGTTTATACCTTTTGAAGATTTAACTAATGAAATAATTGTTGGTTGGACAAAAGACGCGATGGGTGCTGATCAAGTTCAAGCTATTGAAGATAGTATAGCTAGTCAAATTGAAGATCAAAAAAACCCAGTATCTGTAACTATGACAATAGGAGAGTAAATAATTAACTTTATACGTAATAATAAAACTATAAATAACAATTAAATATAATCAAAATGAAAAAAGTAGAAGCAATTAAAGAAGAAGAGTTAGTTAAATTGCAAGATTTAGTTAAAAATTTTAACCAACACCAGTTAAAAATAGGTGAGTTAGAAATTGAAAAACACCAAGTACTTCACGGGGCTAGCACGCTTCAAGTAGAATTGCAAAAGTATCAAGAAGAGTTAAGAGGTATCTATGGAGACATAACTATAGACATAAACGACGGATCTTACAATAAGTTAGATAATGAGCCTAGTACGGAAAATTAGTATTGGGAGAGACTATAAGAATGACGCTATGCACTATTCTGTCGGACAGGAAGTGTATGGCGGTCATACTATAGCTAATATAATAGAAGAAGAAAATAAGTATTCTATATATATAAAAAAAGGAAATGAATTATTGCCTTGGAAAGATTTCAATAAAAACATGGCAATTGCAATTGAATATGATCTACAGTATTAATGAAATCAATTTTTAATTTTATAGTAAAACCAAAAACAAATAGATCAACTTCATCTAAAACAATTGAAGGCAAGGAGCTGCTATTAAACACGGAGCTTCAAAACCATAATTACGTAAGTAGACAGGGTATAGTTTTGTCAAAACCATTACTTGGAGATACTAATATAAAAAAAGGTGATGAAGTTATATTACATCATAACGTGTTTAGAAGGTTTTACGACGTTAGAGGTAATGAAAAAAATAGCAAAAGCTATTTTGAAGAAGATAAATACTTTGCTCAACCAGATCAAATATATGCTTATAAGTCAGGTGATGAATGGAAAGCAGAAAAAGGGTTTTGTTTTATAAAGCCTATAAAAGAAGACAAAATGTTTTCTATAGATTTTGAAAAACCTGGGCTTGGGGTTGTTAAATATACAGACGGAAGTATAGAGAAAGAATCTTTAGTTTCTTTCAAAGTGGGTATGGAATATGAGTTTTTCATTGAAAAAGAAAGACTATATAGAGTGCCAACCAATCAAATTACAATTAAATATGAATATCAAGGAAACGAAGTCGAATATAATCCAAGCTGGACACAAAGCAGTTGAGGAATTAATTAAAGTAGCAAAAGAAGCTATAGTTGATTCTGATGATGATATATCAGCTGATAGACTTAAGAATGCGGCTGCTACAAAAAAGCTTGCGATATTTGATGCTTTTGAAATATTGAATAGAATAAAGGAAGAGCAAGACATGCTTGATAACAAGCCTAAAGAAGAAGTGGTTAAGAAGTCTTTTAGTGGGTTTGCTGAAAAAAGATCTAAGTAATGTACGAGCAGACTTTATATAAAATTATTGAACCTATAAAACTTACGACTATATCTAGACTTAATAAAGCTAAGAAATGGAAGTATGGATATAACAAGGAACATGACATTGTTGTAATAAGCAAGACTGGGCAAATAGGTGAGATATACGAGATACAAGGTTTTAGAATAGCTCTTCCAAAAGCACCTTCTAAAACAGACAAAACAAATGATAAATGGACAGTTGAAGATTATCCAAAAGAATTAAAGCAAATACAAAGTGTATTCGATTGGAGAGACTATCCTGAAGAATTCCAAAATAAATGGGAACCATATATAGATGAACAATTTAAACGCCGTGAAGAAGGGCATTGGTTCAATAATAAGGGTTTGGCTACTTACATTACTGGTACTCACTTTATGTACTTGCAATGGTCTAAAATTGACGTCGGCCAGCCTGAATTTAGAGAAGCCAATAGATTATTTTTTATATTCTGGGAAGCGTGTAAAGCGGATTCCAGATGCTACGGCATGGCCTATCTTAAGAACAGACGTTCCGGATTCTCTTTTATGGCGTCAGGTGAAACGGTAAACCTTGCTACAATATCAAGTGACGCAAGATTTGGCATATTATCAAAGTCAGGGTCTGATGCTAAAAAAATGTTTACAGACAAAGTAGTACCAATATCAGTCAACTATCCTTTTTTCTTTAAGCCAATACAAGACGGTATGGATCGTCCAAAAACAGAATTAGCTTATAGAATACCCGCGTCAAGACTTACGAGAAAGTCTATACAGAACAAACAAAATGACGAAATATTAGAAGGGTTAGACACAACTATTGACTGGAAAAACACTGGCGACAACTCTTATGATGGTGAGAAATTAAAACTACTAGTACACGATGAAAGTGGAAAGTGGGAAAGACCAGACAATATATTAAATAACTGGCGAGTGACAAAAACGTGTTTACGTTTAGGGGCTAGAATTATAGGTAAGTGCATGATGGGTTCAACATCAAACGCTTTAGACAAAGGAGGTGAAAACTTTAAAAAGCTTTATTATGCTTCTGATGTTACCAAAAGAAATAAGAACGGTCAAACCAAATCAGGTTTATATTCTTTGTTTATTCCAATGGAATGGAATTACGAGGGTTTTATTGATGAATACGGACATCCTGTATTTGACACACCAGCAGAAGAAGTTTTAGGACCATATGGAGACCCTATAGAGATCGGAATTATTGAGCATTGGAATAACGAAGCTGAAGGTTTAAAAAGCGATCAGGATGCTTTAAATGAATTTTACAGACAATTTCCACGTACAGAAGAGCATGCGTTTAGAGACGAAACTAAGAGTAGCTTATTTAACTTAGCAAAAATATACGAACAAATTGATTATAACCAAGATTTACGAAACACAAGTGTAGTAAGTACTGGTAACTTTAGCTGGGAGAATGGAATAAAAGATTCAAAAGTTTTATTTACTCCAAATCAGCAAGGAAGATTTAAAATAACTTGGGTTCCTAGTTATGATATTCAAAACAGGCAAGTTATAAAAAACGGAATGAAATACCCAGGCAATGAACATATGGGTGCGTTTGGATGTGATAGCTATGATATATCCGGAACAGTTGGTGGTAATGGTTCAAAAGGTGCTTTGCATGGTTTAACAAAGTTTAGCATGGAAGACGCTCCACCTAATACTTTTTTTCTAGAATACATTGCAAGACCTCAAACTGCTGAAATATTTTTTGAAGATGTACTTATGGCGTGCGTATTTTACGGTATGCCATTACTAGCAGAAAATAATAAACCTAGATTGTTGTATTATTTTAAAAGAAGAGGTTATAGAGGATATTCAATGAATAGACCTGATAAACTTTGGAATAAATTATCTACAGCAGAAAAAGAAATAGGTGGTATACCAAATTCAAGCGAAGATATAAAACAAGCTCATGCTGCAGCTATTGAGTCTTATATAGATAAGCATGTTGGTCTAAAAGAAGATGGCAATTATGGGGATTTATATTTTAATGAAACATTAAATGATTGGGCTAAATTTGATATAAATAATAGAACAAAGTATGATGCAGCTATTAGTTCAGGACTAGCTATAATGGCTTGTAATAAAAATTTATATAGACCTAACCCGATTATGCAAAAAAGAAAATTAAACTTAAGCATCGCTAAATATAGTAACGGCGATTCAATTTCAAAAATAATAAAATAAATATGGCTGAGTCAATTGTAAAAAGTACTTTTCCTAGTCAAGTAGCTAGTGATGCTGAAAAAATGTCACCTGAGTATGGGCTTAAGGTTGGTAGAGCTATTCAAGATGAATGGTTCCAATTAGATTCTGGTACTAATAGATATCGAAGCAACCAACATACGTTTCATAAGTTAAGGCTATACGCTAGAGGTGAACAGCCAATACAGAAATATAAAGATGAATTATCTATTAATGGTGATTTATCTTATTTAAACTTAGACTGGAAACCCGTACCTATTATACCAAAATTTGTTGATATAGTAGTTAATGGAATATCAGAAAGAGCTTTTGACATAAAAGCATATTCACAAGATCCGTACGGAGTTAGCAAAAGAACAGAATACATGGAGAGTGTGCTTAGGGATATGTACACAAAAGACCTTAGCAATTTCGTACAAGAGAACTTTAATATTGCGTTATTTGAAAACCCTGAAGAGGATTTACCTGAAACACGTGAAGAGCTAGAAGTTCATATGCAACTTACTTACAAGCAAGCTGTAGAAATAGCCGAAGAGCAAGCGATAAATACTTTGCTTGATGGCAATAATTACGATTTAACTAAAAAGCGTTTTTATTATGATTTAACCACTATAGGTATTGGTGCTGTAAAAAATAGATTTACACTATCAGAAGGTATTATGGTAGAATATGTAGATCCTGCTAATTTAGTTTATTCCTATACAGAAGATCCTAATTTTCAAGACATATATTATGTAGGCGAAGTTAAAGATGTTACTATAAACGAAATTAAAAAGCAATTTCCAAATTTAACAAATGAAGATTTAGAAAGAATATCTAAGACGTCGTATCAAAGTAACAGCTATTATGATCGCCCTTTAAATAACTCTGCAAGTCCAGATGTTAACACGGTACAGGTTTTATATTTTAACTTTAAAACTTACATGAATGAGGTTTACAAGGTTAAAGAAACTGCTACTGGGGCTTCAAAGGTAGTGCTCAGAGACGACCAGTTTGATCCACCTGTTGAGATGCTTGAAGAACAGTTCGGAAAATTATCTAGGTCCTTAGAAGTGTTATATGAAGGTGTGCTTATACTAGGCACTGATTATTTACTTCAATGGGAATTAGCTAAAAATATGATGCGACCTAAAAGCGATCATACTAAAGTTAAAATGAACTATAGCATTGTAGCTCCAAGAATGTATAAAGGTAAAATTGAATCTTTAGTAAGCCGTATAACAGGGTTTGCTGATATGATTCAACTTACGCATTTAAAGCTACAGCAAGTATTATCAAGAATGGTTCCAGACGGTGTTTATCTTGATGCTGATGGTTTAGCCGAAATTGATTTAGGTAACGGTACTAATTACAACCCGCAGGAAGCATTAAATATGTTTTTTCAAACAGGTTCTGTGATTGGTAGGTCATTTACGCAAGAAGGGGATATGAATCCTGGTAAAGTACCTATTCAAGAAATAACTAGTGGCGCTGGTGGAAATAAAATGGCATCTTTAATTCAAACGTATAACTATTATCTGCAAATGATAAGAGATACAACTGGATTAAATGAAGCTAGA